CCTCTAGACTCAATAGCAGCGAATAAACCTTCAGTACCAGAACCACCAGCACCAGAATCAGCAGCACCTCTAATTTGTTTATCAGCAAAACCGATAATAGAGTTAGCAACTGTTTTTTCAGCTTCTAGCATTGTCATTTCTAAGTAATCAGTAAAACGAGCTCTAGTATCACCTTCAGCTTTTAAGTACCATAGGTAACCATTTTGTCCTGTTTCACCAGAAATTTCAACCCAACCAATTGCAGACGCATCAGATCCAGAGATCTCATAGTAATCTTTCATTATGATTGGCTTGTTGTTAAACGATTTGAAAGTAGGTGCTAAAGCAGCTCTTCTTTCAGCACTGTGAGTACCTGTTGTATCAGAGTAAGACTGTCCTTTTCCATATTCAGAACCAATAACTAATAAAATAGATCCACTAGCAGTTGTAGCATGGCCAGTTAAATCAGCTTTATCATAAGGTTCAACAGAAACAACGTTTGAGTCTGGAGTTTCAACAACTAAACATTTAGTAACTATACCAGATGTTGCTATAAGTACAATATCGTTAACTCTAATACCGTGGTTACTAGACGCTACGTCTGTATTTCCATCAATATCAGTTACAACTGTAAATGTACCATTCACGTCACCAGCAGTAGCTACTGTACCTACGTAAGATAAATGTAGTCTAGATTGCTCAGACCAAATAACTTGGTCAGCAGTCATAGCCTCTTCAGCTCCTACTTGTGAAAGAAATCCTGAGATTGTTCTGTTTCCAAAAACCTCAGCTTCTTTTTCCATAAGATCTGGTAAATATTGTTGTGCCCACCCTGCGGTGTCAGCACTTGTAAAATCAATGTAGTTTGAAGCTAGTGTTTGTTGCACTGATGCAGCTACACTATTTAAACTACCTCCTGCAGTAATTGCCATAATTTTGTTTTTTTAAATTTATTATTTATTTTTAATTTTAAACTTAAAATCATTAGAGTTTTCGCCTAGCACTCTTACTTTCATACCTCCCGCTTCAACAGCCCCATGAGATTGTCTTGGGTTCATATCAACGTTCTTAGCTTTAGCAACGCTATCTTTCATAGCATCTGCTTTACCTTGTTCATAAAAGTGATTAGCAATAGCATCGGGATTCATTGCTGTAAATAAAGATTTATGATAACCTTTGGCATCTGACATTTCGTTGTTTTTGTTCAAAAACTTTTTGACAAAATTATTAATATCACCTTGTGTTTCTTTAATCTCGTTAGCATTTTTCACGTTAAACCTATACCTCTTATCGCCGATGTTATATTCAAAACCTTTGAATGTATCGTTAAAAACTTGATTAGTTTTATTTAAAAAAGTATCAGTTTGTTTTTTAGCTATCTTTTCGTTCTCCTTCGATTCTTTGTTGTACCTATTAAAGAACTCCCAAGCTTTTTGTTGTTCAGGGTTTAACCTAGAACCAGCTTTAACTTCTTCATAGTATTTAGACTTTTGCCCGTCTAAGTGGCTTTTAGCGTTGGCAACTTGCTCTTTTAACGCTATTTTTTTCTTTTTAATATCTCTCTCTTCATCAACATCATCATCATATGAAAATGAGTCTTCCATTAAAAAACTAATTTCATCATCTGTTAAGTGAGATTTTGTTTGCTTGTAATACTCTCTAAGCACTGTCATATCGTCGTAGCTAGAATAATCTTGATTAAGACGTACGTAATCTTCTAGCGTACCACCAGTGTCTTCCATAAAATCTACAACTTTTTGTAAATTTTCAGGTAAAGGTATACCAGTTTTTTCTGCTTCTTCAGCAGCTTCTAAAACTTCTTCTTTTAATCCTTCTGTTTGCTCTTGAACTTCTTCATCAGTAATTTCTTCTAATACTGGAGTTTCTTGTGTTTCAGCTTCCGGTTGTACTTCTTCTTGTTTTTCTGTGGTGTCGGCATCTTCAACGAGCTCAACCACTCCGCTGTTGTCAGTGTTATCTTCTGCAACTTTTTCTGTAGTTTCATTTTCTTGTTCTTTTTTTGGTGTTGGTGGTTTGCTTAAATCTACTTTTAAAATACTGTCATCTCCAGCGCTTTTAAATTTAGTTTCTTCAACTTGTTCAGTTGGTTGTGTAGTTTCTTCAACTACGTTTTCTACGTTTTCTTCCATAATATAATATAATAATAATTAATAATTGTTATCTAGGATCAAATTCACCTAAATTAAACCCGCCTCCTATAGTATCATTACCTGAAGACTCAAAGTTTTTAGGTGGTTTTTGACTATTTCTTTGTTCAATCATCTCACTTTGTTGTGAAGCTTGAATTCTTGTTCTTTCGTCTTTACGATCCTCTTTTTGTTTTTCTTTTGTTCTTAAGTTCTGAGTTTCCATTTGCTTTAACTGCATGTTCATGTTAAACTCTAGCTCCATTAATTGTTTTTTGTATTCAACTTCTTGAGCTTGTTTTTGCGCATCTAACTGCGCCTTCATTTGTTCAAGTTGGGCTTCAGCTTGCATCTTAGCCATTTCTTTTTGAACTTCCATCTCAGCAGAAGCTTGTTGCGTTTGCATATTAGCTTGTGCTTGTGCTTGTATGTTTTGTTGTTGCACTTGCTGATCTCTTTCTTGTTTTTTCTTTCTTCTAATCTTTAATATTTGATTTGCAAGTTTTACGTTTTTAATTTCTCTAACGTCAATAGCATCTTCAAGATCTATAGTTTGTTGTTGTAATGCCATCTGTATATTGTTTTCAAGCATTGCTTTTTCTTCATCATCAGGCATTAACTCTATAAATATACCAAAGTCATACAAGTGTAATTCTTTCATTTCACCTAGTGTAGCAACGTTGTGAGCTCCTATAGCTTGTACAAAAGCATCTGCAGTTGGTGAATATTCTAATATATCAGATATTCTAAGTGATAAACACTCTGCAACCTCACCTGTTAAAAACAAACCAGACTGTAGTATATGTCTTGTTGCTGTGTTAGAATTAGCAGCTGCTAGTTTTTGAACACCAACTAAAGCGTTTTTATCTGGCGTTGCAGCATCTCTAGCTTCGTTTAACCCGGTTACATCTCTTATCATTTGTAAATAATAATTGTATGTACCAATTAAAGCTTGCATCTTATTACCACCACTACCACTTGTTATTTCTTGTATTGGCACTTTACCAGGATTCATATCGCCATCAGAAGTAAAAGACCTACCTATAACAGATCCTGTTTGAAAGAACATGTTTAAAGCTTCTTGTGGATTATAGTTTGTACCGTTACCTAAATCAATTTCAGCTAAACCATCAGCATCTAAATAAACACCATCTGGTACCATGCGTGATAGCACTTGTTGTAGTTTTAAATGTGTAAGTTGTATCATATCAGCAAAACCAGTAATACGTTGTACTAAAGATTCAATACGACCTTTGTACATACGTGGAGCTACAATGCTATAGTTCATTTTAACTTTAGTAAAGTCACTTTTAGGCCTCATCATATTTTTAGCCATCTCCCACTTAAGTAACTTTCCAGTACCTAAAATATAAGCACCGTCATATAAACACTCTACAGATCTTTGTAGTTTTCCAAAGTTGTCTTCATTAGGTGGATTAAACGTATCGTCTTTTGATAAAATTTTATCAGCACCACTACCAGTTTCTTTTACTTTATAAACTTCGTTCATATAAGTCTTGTAGTTGAAATACAAAACCTGCACTTTGTTATTATCTTCTTCGTTTAAATTGTTATTGTTGTTATGATAATTAGACTGATTACTATATTTGTTTTTTACTATTTCTTTTAAATCTTCATCAGACAAAAAAGGAAATTGTTTTACTAACTCGTTTACAGGTATCATTTTTACTTCACCAACATAATATATATCATCAAAGTATGGTGATTCAGTGTAAGAATAAACTATATCAGCAGGATCAACATAATCAACAACAACTCCTTCAGATGTGTTAAAAGAAGTTTTTACAGCACCAATACCTAAAACTGTAAGATCGTAGTAAAAACGTTTTTTAATTAATTCATAGTTATTTCCTTCTAGCAATGTATTAATAGCTTGTTCTTCTGCTATTTCTACAGACTGCTTATAACTTAACTGCATGTGTAAGTCTAGTTCTTCTTTTGAATCTGGTAGTTTTTCTTTATCATTTTCGTACAAATCAACTCCAAAAGCATTTGCAACGTAGTCGTTTATTTCTTGAGTCTTCATATCTTTCATGATAGACTCCATGTAATCAGTACGTTGACTAACACCAAAAGGATCTTGTGAGTAACACTTTATGTCGTATGTTCTTTCTGCAATACCGTTAACAACTATATCAACAAACTTAGGTATGATAGGTACTGGTTTCCAGTCTAGATTAAGATAAGATAAATCTCCATTAATAGATAATTCATCTTTATATTTTTGTATTGATTGTTCTCCTCTAGCGTATAATCTTAATTTGTGAAAATCATTTTGATGATTTCTATATCTATTAAAACCTCTATCTATATTAAACCATTCGGCCTCTATAGCTTTAGCTACTTTTAAACCATAATCATAGCTCATTTTTTCAACGTCGCTTACAACTTGACTTGGAAAATAATTATTTATAACAGACTCTGCCATATTTATTTTTTAATTAATTTAGATGTATTGCCTTTGTTTGTGTACTTAGCAATATTTATATTTAGTTTGGGTTTTTCTACTTTTGCATTAGGTACATATAAATGCCTGTTGTTAGCCATGACAGCTAAACCAGAACTTATAGAAGCATCATGCTTTGTTCTTTTGTTTATATCAAATTTAGCCCAGTCGTTAAGTAGTTCATTAAAATAACAACTACCAAATGATCCGTCTTGTTTCATACCTACATGACCTTGAATATACATTTCAATTGCAGCGGCATGAGCTTGTTTTATATCTTCACTTGAGTTAGGTATACCACCTACTTCTTTTTCTGCTACAGATAATTTATTCCATATTTTATCAGGTCTATTCATACTAAAACCTCTGTAACCACGTCTTCGTAAATAATACAATAGACGAGGTTTGTTATTCTCTGCGAGTATAGGCATCCCGTAAAATACTAATGCCATTAGAACATCTTCAAAGAATATCTCAGCTGTTTGAGGTCTTGCAAGGTATTCTAAAAAAAACTGATTAGCTGGTGCGTCTTCCATACTAAACTTAGTCAAACCATGCAAAGCACCTTTTGAACCTATACCGTCAACTGTTCCTGATATATCGTAGCTATCACAACCAAATGCACCCATGTGTTCGTTGCCAGGCCATTTAATACCATTTTTTATAACAACTTTGTTTTGTATATTAGTTGGTGGTACCCAGCTTACTTTAAACCTACCTTTTGGATCTGGATAAAATATTACTGTAGAATCTTTTACACCGTTTACCCATTGAAAATTACCTTTAGTAACACCTAGTGTCCTAGACATTTCTTCGTTGTAATCTATTTGCTCGTATATTTTTACTAAATTAAATATACTATTTTTTGTTTCATCTCTAAACGCATGCTCAGTAGTTCTTGGAAACTGTCTATAAAACTCATTTAAAGCATCTTGATCTCCTTTTAAACCATCAGCTTCGTTTTGCCAGTTTTCTACAACACCTATATCTATTAACTCCCCGTGTGGGTCAAAGACATCATGGTCTGGACTATCGAAGACTGGGCTTCCGTGCTCGTCAATAAATCCTTCGTAGTTCCACTCCATTGGGATAAAAAGAGAATATAAACCAGACGCTGTCTGGCCGTTTCTGTTTCGCTTAGTAACATCTGATGCGCTGTATAATCGTTTGAAGTTTTCTCCACCTTTGTCTAATGAGTTTGAAGTTGAGCCCATCATACATTTACCAATAATTCTACTACCTAATCGTAAACATGTTTTTGTAACTCGCCAGTTGTTTAATATATTATCGGGTCTTTCCCATTTACCACTTTCATCGTGTACTAGTAGTTTTAGTTTTTCACCGTCATAGCTATTGTCACCTGTATTTTTCCAGTCTATAGTTGTATCTAATCCTTCTATTTCTTCAAGCTTTTCGTTTGTTGTAATTTTCTTTCTAGTGAATTTAGAAGCTGGAACTCTATATGCAAGTTCAGATTTTGGACGATCCATACCATCTTGGATAGGGCTAAAAAAGAAAGGATAATTAATTGATATAGGTACAACTTTGTCTGTAAACATTTTCTTAGCATCAGCTCCTGTTTTAGATAATATACCAAACCTTGCATCTGACGAAATCGTAGCTTGATTGACAGTCTCAGCAGAGGACATAAAAGAAAACCCAGATCTTCTGTTTTTAAGATAACACATACCATAACATCTCTTATCCGCTTTACACGCTTCCCAGAATATATAAAATATTCTATTGGCTTCTCTGAAGTCTGGAGCACCAACATCAATCTTGCTCCATTGTAAGTACATGTAATGAGTACCCGTGATGTATGTATTCTCTCCATTGTTGTTAAACCAAAAACCATTATCTCTTCTTTTAAATTCCTCGTCTATGTAGTCAAACCATTTTGATTTTTGATCTTCAGGATAAGCACGCCAATCAAATATGTTTTTAAGCCTACTTAATTCTTTTGGGTATTCAAACTGTTCCCATTTTTTCTTTTCATTAGTATAAACATTGGTTTGTTTTGGAAGTGCTATTTGAAAATTTTGTATTTCAACTATATCTCCTATTTGTCCGTCTTTAGATATAACAACAATATCATGCTCTTTGTTATAACCGTACTTCCACTTCTTACCTTTGTTCAACCTGTTTATAGTAGTTTTTTTTATTGGCTCTACTATTTTAATTAAATTTTGATTGTACATTACTTAGATCTACCTTCTGCGAATCCTTTAAAGACTTTTTTCTCTTCCTCTTCAAGTGTTTTTCCCTCAAGCAAGTTTTCTTCTTCTTGTATTCTGTTAAGTATTTCAAATGCGTCAAATATAGCTAGTTTTTTTGAAGCCGCTGCATTTTTTAATTTATCAGCTGTTAGATCATCTTCAGAGTCAGTAACAATAGCTTCTTTAGCTACCTTAATAAGCTCTTCTACAGCTTTATGCCCAGCTTGGATTATACTCTTCTTCGTTTCCTTGATATTCATATTTAATTGTAATAAATTGTGACATAACTCTATACATCTTTTGACCATCAACAATAAATTCATATTCATCATTGGGACTGAAACCTACTAAATCACCATTGTTTATGCCGTTTTTAACTAATGATTTATCAGTGTACTTCATAATACCTGTTAAAGGTTTTTCTACATCAGAACTAAAAGTGTTTGTTGATTTTATAGGTTTTACAAAACAATAGCCATCTAAAGCTTTCCAATCACCTTCGGTACTCTTGTGTATATATATTTGATCTTGAGACACTAGGTATTCGTTTTCGTTTAAAAAAGCTCTACTATTTTTTTCTACACCTCTTATGTTTGTCCATCTTCTAAACACATTGTGGTGAACAATAACTTCATCTCCAACTTTTATATCAGTGTAGTTTATTCTAGGAACCTTATCTACTATACCATTTCTACTGACATGTTTATGGTTAAATATTTCCGTGTTTAATATAAGATTTTTATCGTTTACTTTTTTCGTGTTATTGTATCTTTTATTTACCGGGCTAATTACAAAGTCAAATACAGACCTCATTAATATTGTAAATTGTATTCTACAGAAACAGCCATATTTTTATTAAAGTCTTTCCAAGGTAAAACATCTTTACCCTTTGTTATAAAAACACTGTACTTAGTTTCAGATTCTAAAATATCACATATAGTATGACCACCGTAAACCTCTTGCCCAACAGAGTAGTGCATCGCATCGTTCTTATAATCTTTACCAACACTTATCTTGCGTATTAGTTTCCCCATTTTATTTTATTTTATTATTATCTATTCTTTATAGAACCAAAGCAGTTTCTGCACTTGATTATTATACCATCTTTAATCTTGATTCTTTTCTTCCCACCATTACCATTGTCAACACCGTTTTTATCTACTACCTTGTAAAAACCGTTTGCTACTGGAATAGCGCCATACCTATCTTCAAACATATAGTCTCTTATACCTATATCACCATTTGGTTGACCACCTGTAAGCTCGTCAACTGCATCAACACTAGCTCCACTATTGTATCTTGTAGGGTTTAAATATCCTTGAGTCTGTATATCTCCCATACGAACAAATGTTACTGTTGGGCTACTTAAACCATTCATAGCTGCTTGAGTTGTACCACTTAAACTTCCAACAGTTATTGTTTGACCACTAACAGCTGTAACAGTTACATTGCTAGATGTACCATTGTTTCCAAAAGTATTATTACTACCAGTAACAACTAAGTCACCAACTTCAGGAACAGCAGCAGCTCCAGTTGGAGCTCCAGAAGCACCTTGGAAGCCAGCATGAAAAGTTATTTGATTGTTTGCTGGAAAACTAAAAGATCCATTATTTAAAGCGCAATCTCTCATTCCATACCAGTATCTTAATAACGTATCTGGATTAGTACCACCAGTCATAGCTGTTTTCCAAGCAGACCTACCGTTACTTGTTATGTAGTTAGTTGTTACTAATGTTTCCCATAGTATTCTAGTATCAGCAGTTCTATGCTCTGAAACAACTCTATCGTTAAATTTATTAGCGGCTGAAGTGATATAATTATCTAAAGCAGGACTGTGACCCATTAATGTTTTGATTGGTATACCATTTTCATCTCTACCAACAGACGCAGGGTTAAAAGCACCAAAACCATCTATAGGCATGTGATAAATAGTATTATTAACACCTCCTTGATTACATGTCTGGTTCCAATTAGTTTGTAAAATAGATCTATTAATTTTATGATTACCGCTATCAGCTGTTTCTAAATCAACAGGGCATTGAGCAGCAACACCAAACCAAGTTCCTTCTAAAGGTGCTTCAACAACTATTGTAACTTTTCCATCACTTATATTGTTAGGTATAATAGGTACGCAAAAAACAGTATTTCTAGAAGCATGAAAACTTGGCCAATATTGATGTTCTTGCGAAACACTCAAACCACCGCTAGGAGTATTTTTCATTATATTAGTACTATTAACTTCAGTAGTCCAAAGAGACTCTATATTAAAAATATCTCCATCGTTACCAACACCCGCTCCATCACCAAACTGAGCTGGAGTTAAAGTGTTGTTTGGGTTTAAACTATTTCTATTTATCCACCCATCATAAGGACCTAGTGTTGTTGTTTGGTTAACACCATTAACTACTAATTGAGAAAATGCGTTAGAACTAGTGTCATACTCATACATAGGTATGCCAGTGTATATACCATCAGAAGATTGCCCAAAACTAGGGTTACCAGTAAGATTTACATTGTACGATCCAGTTTTAGGAACACTACCACGTAAATGATTTACTGAATTTATTTTATTAGTACCGTTCGCAGACAACATAAGCTTTTCTCCTCCAAGTAAACCAATTTGCTTTATTTTTTCTAAGTTTGAACTAACAGAAGTATTTTGAGTATCAATAGCTACAACAGGAACATCAGTAGCTCCACTAGAATCGTTGACATAGAAGTTACCAGCAATAGACGATCCAGCATCTTGATTGTTATATGTACCATGACTCCAGTACATTCTATCACCCATTGCGTTAACTGTTTGAGCAGGACCATCACCATTACCTCCACCGGCACCATTACTTGGTAGTAAAAAGTTACCAGTGTTAAAAACAAGTTTCATAACACCAACACTAGTACCAGCAGTTATGTCAAACCTATACATTCCTCTATTCCCGTCAGCTTGTATTTGTGTTATAGCGCAAGCAATTGGTGGTGGAGGTGGTACAAATGGGTTATCAAGTGCTTGATCTTTCCATATTAAACCTAAAGGTAGTCCTAGAGTTTTAGCCATGTTAATCTAAATAAGCTACAGCTACTCCACTTGCAAGTTTAACTTGTGACCACTTACCGTAAATAGTTATACCAGCTGGAAAAGTTATAGTTCCAGTAGCAGAACCACCAGTACCTAGCTGACCACCGTTAACACTATTAAAAGACATATCTACATCTACCTTTCCACTAATAGTTGTAGCCATTGTTGCATGGTCTAGTTTATTTGAAACTAAACCGTTTGCATTGTTAGCAAAAACAGTGTTTGTTATAAATGTTATTGCGTGAAAGTGCTTACCTGTTTCTGGTGTAACAGTAGCGCTTCCGTTTATAAGTACTGATCCGTTTTGCCCAAAAGCACCGTCAGTTAAATCATGTAAAGAATTTCCCATTTTGTTTTATTTTAAATTGTTGTTTCTACTTCAAGGGGTGAAATCTCACCTGTCTTAATATCTATATTAACCTTTCCGTATTTTTCTTCTAATGTTCCTTGTAATTCCATCATGACCTTATCGTTATCTTGCATCATGTGCATTACTTTATGTTTTTGTGTTTCAAGTCTACCTATTTCTAAGTTACCTTGATTTGTTTTTGAAACTAAGTCTTGAATTGCATCTAGCTCAGTAGTTTCTATTGTTGTTACCTTTTCCATTTTTGGTGTTTTTCTTTTTGCCATTTTATTTAATTTAAGTTAATTTTATTGTTATTTATATTATTACACATTTTACTAGTGTTTTACGCTAAACTTGTATCTTCTATAAACCATTCCCCATCAACATCATTTAGTATTGCTAATATCTCTTCATTTGTATACTCTGTTTTACCATCTAAAAAAGAAGGTTTGCTGCCAGTATACTTAACAAAAGTCTTTGTTCCTTCTCTATTATACCTTAATGTATCTGCAGATGTTTCTTGTACCTTACTAAAATCTACTGAGCTTACATCGTCATTTGTTATTATTACGTATTTCTTCATATTAAGGCGTGTCTGTACTGTCTATGTTTGTACTATTACTTATTGTTAAAGTATGAGAGTTTGATGAATCATCTGTTAACTCAGTATCACTGTCACTATATTCTTCCATAGTGTAGTAAGCTATTAATCCTGAATGACCACTTTCATCTTTTGGTGATCCA